GTTCGAACCTGCCCCCGCCCGTTGCCCGAAGTGATGGCGGCCATTGCCCCCGCCAAGCGCGCGGGCGAAGTTTTGCAGGCCGTTTTTCGGGTTCCCGTTGCGGGGACGTTCTGTTCTGGAGGAGGCGAAATTGCCTAACCACGTCACACAAGTGCTGACCTTCGAGGGCGCAGGCGCTTTTGAGCGGTTGCGCGCCTACTTCACCGACTTTGACGTGACCAACCCCGACACTGGCCGGCGCGAGCAATGGCGGGGGTTCGATTTCGGCAAGGCGATCCACCGGCCCCCGATTGTGGATCAAGTCGTCGAGAACGGCAGCGACCGGTACATCCCGTTCTTGATGGCCCTGGATGGCGCCTACCTGCTCTGGGAGCAGTTGCGCACGGATTACGGCGGCCGGTTTGCCGCCCTGCCCCGTTGGCCTGGATACGCGGCTATGCGCGACGGCTGGATGGAAAAGCATCTGCGCGAGGTTGTCGGCGACGCCCCCATCGACAACGCCTATCGTATGATCCGGTGCTTTGCGGAGACCGGGGCCAAGGGCTGGTATGACTGGGGCGTCAAGAACTGGGGCACGAAGTGGAACGCTTACAGCAGCGACACGGACCCCGGCGGAAGGCCGGACTGCGCCCGCGTGAAGTTTGACACGGCATGGTGCTCGCCCGAGCCGGTTCTTCGCGCCATCGCCAAGCGCGAGCCGGATCTTGAATTGCGGTATGTCGCGTTCTGCGAGGGCTGGAACTTCTATGCGCGCGGGAATGGCGCGGACGGCGCATTCGATCTGCGGACCTGTGAGGCGCTTCGATCCGACCCCGACGCCATTGCGGCCTACGTTGAGTGCTACGGCAAGGAGCCGGGGCCGGAAGAAGCGGACGACGATGAGTTGGAGCCCACCCCATGACCCCGCCCGACCGCGCCGCGCTGGCGGGCAACGCCCCCACCGGGCGCGCGAGCGGAGTTGTTAACAAGTTCATTGAGGACGGGGAACTTGGCAATTCAGTTGTCCGGGAATTCCGGACAACTGCCGCTGACTGAAGCCGAGACCCCGCCCGACCGCGCCGCGCTGGCGCTGCTGGCGGCGCTGCTGAAAGCGATGGAGGCTTGAATGAACGGTGACGAACTTTGGATTTGGTGCGCCAAAATCGACGGTGAGGAGCGCATGATTGTTGCGGAACGGAAGGGCATTGGCCCTTGGCCCCTCTTCGGATCGCGCGCTGATGTTGACCAATTTGAAAGTGACGCCAAGCGTGTCGCTGCGCAGGCAAGCGCCACGGCTTATCTCGTGAAGTATTTGAGAGCGCCTCTTGATGCATGATCGCAATGCTAAGGCCGCTAAAGGCGGTGGGGGCGACACGATGACCGCAGCCGAACTCCTCGAAGCCCGCTTTCTGGACATCATGCGCAAGGGCCTTGTCACCCTGCCCTTTGCCGTCGCCGCTCAGGCCGCGCTGGAGGCCGTGACGCTCGTGCGCAAGATGGACCGGTCCGACGTGCGCGCCACGATCAGCACGGCGACCGACACGCAAATTCTCGACATGCTCCTCGCCCGCGTGCCACCGGAGCACGGCGGGACGAAGGCTACTCCGCCGACTGCGGCCTAAGCCACTTCCCGCCACACCCCATCCGGGTCCGGCTCCTCGCAGGCCGCCGGCGCCTCGACCCACACCAGCACGCGCGGCGGGGCTTCGGTCTCGGGCTCCGGGGTATCGATACGGGGTATCGATACGGGCAGGCGGATAATCTCGGCGCTGTCCATGGGGACAGTATAGCGCGGTTTGGAAGCGGTGACGATCCGTCAACTAATCTTGACGATACGTGACCCCAAATGTCGAAGCACGGGCCATACGTCTATTCGAGCGCGTGCGGCTGGGGGCTCACGCTCTCGGGCGCCGCGTTCGGCGTGTCCGGCATCCTGGCGCTGTTCATTTCCTCCCCGATGCTGTCGGTCCTGTGCGTGTTTGCGCTGGCCTCAATGACCGCGTTCGCGGTGGCGTGCGCGAACTTCGCCGCCGCCGCCGCCATGCACGCGGCGTCGGGCATCGACGGGCGCATTCACTGGCCGACGTTCTGGCCGGCGGTTGCGGTGACGCTGGTGTTTGCGTTCGGCTCGGCGGGCGGCGTGCATCTGGGCTGGCTGGTGCTGGCCGACATGGCGCCGAACCCGGAAAAGCTGCCCGACGTGCATGTCGTCGATCTCGCCGCCCTGATCCTGTGCGTGGCGAAGCCCGCGATGACGTGGATCGTGGAAGGCCGGAAGGCGATCGACAAGATCGCAGCCAACGATGCGGCGGCGCGCGCCGCCGAGGAAGTGGCGCGCAGGGAGCGCGAGGAGCGCGCACGTCAGGAACAGGCGGCCATTGAGCGCCGCAAGGAGCGCGAGGCCCGGCTTGTGGTGGCGCCGAAGCTGGCCGAGCCGCCGAAGCGCCCGCCGTCACGGATCGCCGCCGCCGGGGCCGCCGTGGCGCTCGCCATGGGCGCCGGCGCGGTTCCGGCGCACGCGGAGTCCGCCCCGGTCACCACGACCACCGCGCCGCCCAAGGCGCCCGCGAAGCCCGCCGTGAAGCCCCGGATCGCCACCGACCCGGCCGCAGTAGCCGAGGCCGAGCGCCGCATCATCGAGGGGGTCGCCGCCGGGACCATGAGCCTTAAGGGCGCGGCCCGCCAGTTCGCGCCGCTGGGGATCACCTACCACCGGGTCCGGCTGATCACCGGCCACCTCGACCCGCGCCGCGCTGCGGCCTAGAGTCCCCTGCCCGCCCGGCCGGGGAAAGCATCCCCCACCCAGCAAAGCCCACCCCGGTCGCGGCGGGCGCTATTTCCGGCGCCGGCGCTTGCGCCGCGTCGGTTTCGGGCGCCAGTGCAGCCGCCAGTCGTCGTCCGGCTCCCGCCGCTTCGACGGCGTGAAGCTCCCGAACAGCAGCGCGAAGGACACGAGCGTCATGATCAGCCCGATCGCGCCCATGGCGGCGTCGTCGGTCACCACGGCTGCCACCACGGCTTCTTCTTCGGCGGCGCCTGGTGCGCGGCGAGCGAAGCGTTGAAATCCGAAACCACCTTCACGACGGCGTCGCCGCGCGAGCGCTCGCAGATCGCATCCCGGTGGCGCTCGGCCCCGAACGCGAGACCGTCGCCGACGGTTAGTCCCTCAGGGTCCGGGATCGACCCGCGCAGGCACGGGCTCGTTTCCAGCGCCGGCGTGAGCTCGATCGGGGCCACGGGCGCAGGCGTCGGCGCCGGCCGCGTCGCACACGCGCTCAAGGCCAGCGACCCAAGCGCGAGCAAGGTCGGGGGGGACAGGCGTAGATGCATCGGGGCGGGCCTCGATTTCACGGATGATGGTCTGGGTGGTGCGTTCGACGCGGATCTGGACGTCAGCGGCCTGCGCGCCGCGGATCGCCACGGCCTGATTGGTCTCGGCGCGGATGACCTCGCCCCGGCGCGCGGCGTCGATGGCGACGACTTTCCCGGCGGCCTTCTGTGCGCGGCGTTCGGCGAGGATTGCGGCCTCGACGATCACCACGAGGCCGATCACGACGGCGAGGGAGACCGCGATCCAGCCCTTCGCGCTGAGCTTCATCCGGCCGCCCCCTGCGGCGGCAGCGGCGCGCCGATGCGGTTGCGCTCCACCGTGCGGGCGCCGGCGAGCCCCATCGCGACGGCGGCGGCGACCCAGAGCTTTTCCTGGTTGGGCCGCTCGTCGAAGATCACGGAATAGGCGATGGCGAGGCCGCAGGCGCCGCCGACGATGGGCCGCCAGCCTCGGTCCACAAACTGAAAAAACGTCTCCGGGTTCGGCAGCGCCGCCGGATCGAGGGGCGCGGGCCGGAAATGGAACGCGCTGGCCGCCTGCGCGACGGCGTTGGGATCGTAGGCGCTGCCGCGCGGGGGTGCGGTCTCGGTCATGCGCCCATCATCGCCCCGGCGCGACGCAGCGCGGACTAGCCCGGAGCGCTTCTTCCATGGCGAGCGCGTTCAGCGTGGCCGCGGCGACCTCGAGGCGTTTCTCCTCGAGGATCGCGCCGACATCGACGGGCCGGTCGGTGTGGATCGTGAGCCGCTGCGCCGGCGCGATGGCGTGCCCCTCGCCCCATGGCAGCGCCCGGCCCTCCGCATTGCAGGCCGCGCCCGAGACCTCGAACACGGCAAGCCCGAAGCCGCCGCCTTCGACGCGCACGACGCGCACCTTCACCAGCCGCCCCGTCGCCGGATTGCGGAACACGGTGTCGGTGTCGTTGATGTCGAGGCCCGAAACAGGCTCGTAGGCGGCGTCGGTCATCGCCGGGTCACTCCATCCCCTGCGCGTGCGCCACTTCGTGGCAGAGCATGCGGGCGTAGGCGTCGCCCTCGAACGCGCACGGGTTCGGCAGCGTCACTCAGGCACTCCGTACTGGTTCGCGTAGCTTTCCGCCGCGCGGTCCATCACGAACTGGACGTAGGCCTCATCCGTGGCGATCTGGTCCGCCTCGGCAGCCGTGGCGTTGTACGCCTCTCGCGCGGCGGTGACGCCGGCGAGCTTGCGGGGATCAGTGATCTCAACGGTAAAGGTCATGCCGCGTCGTCCTTCTGCTCAAGCTCTTTCGGCCCTTCCATGGGCTGGGCTTTCTCAAGCCATTCCACTAGCGCAGCCGCGTCCTTGGCCGCGCGGATGCCAGTGGCGCGCAGGCCGGCGTCGATGAGCCCGGCGAGGGCTTGCAGTTGTTGCTCAGAGATCGGGGGGAGAAGCATCATGGGTCAGTCCGCCGTGGTTACGTTGGTCCAGGTGGTTGAGCCGTCCGTGTTGACGTAGAGGCGGGTGCTCGTGCTTGAGCCGTCGCTGCGGAGGTACAGCGAGCCTTTCGCCGCGCTCAGCGTCGGCGCGCCGGAGCCGAAGTAGACGCCGAAGTTTGCAGTGGACGACAGATTGAGCCCGGCGCCTGCCGTGCCGCCCGCGGGAATGGCGCTCGCCTGAGATACGAAGGCTGCTGCCGCAACGTAGATGTTCCGCGGCCTCGTAGCGCCGTTCGCACCGATGTCGTAGGTGTTATCAGTCGCCGCGAGAAAGTGACTGGATGAGTTGATCAGCCAGCGGTTTGTCCCCGCGCTTCGGAATAGAATGTCGTTCCCGTTTGCCGCGTTGATCGCCACACCTGCGGCAGACGTCAGTTGTACAAGGCGCGCCGATCCAGTCCCTAGCGCTTCAGAGCCGATTTCGAGGACGTTGGACGACCACCGAACAAAGCCGCGCTCGAAATTGCTCGCGTCCGTAAACGTATTGTACACCCGGAACGCCTGCGCGTTCACGCCGTTGCGCTGGGCGAGCGTGTTGGCGGCGTCGCGCCAAAGGCGAAGGTCACCGGCGCCCGTGGCGTCATCGCTGCTTGCCCAGCTGAGATACGCTAGGTACCTGACTTGCATACCGCCCATTTGCGCGTCGAAAAAGCCAAGGTCCGACGTGTTATAGAGGCTGAACGCCGCACCGGCGCGCGCCCCAACCCTAACTTGTTCGGCCCCGCTGGGCCAAAGAGAGAGGCGGCCATCCTTGCGGATGGCGAATAGACTAGAGCCCCCCACCTGCAAGTCCAGCAGCAGAGACGCTGCTGCGGACGCCGCGTCGGTGACGTTCATCTTGATCGCGGTGAACGTGGTACCGGCGTTGTTCCACGTATCCACCATGTCGAAGATGTTCATCGTGGTCATGTGCGTGCTCCAGATGCAGCGACCAGCGTGGAGCCGTCACGCATCACAATCGTCGAACTGTCGCGGGTGATGACCTCAACCTCCGGCGTAGTCGCGGGCGTCGAGCCCCCTCCACGAACGGCAAGGCCGGGGATCGAAAGGCTGATGCCGATCTGCATCTCAGTACAGCGCCAGAATGCTTGTCGCGGTCGTCGCGGCCCTGATTTGCTGCGGACAGATCGGCAGCGTCTGCCCGGCCTGCACGGGGATGGTCACGTTCGTGCTGGAGCCGATCTTGCGGACGACGAGATTGCCTGCGCCGCCAATGATCAGCCCGCGCGGGATGACGGCGAGATCGGCGTCGGCGGGCGTGATCATGGCAAAGTCAACCGCGGGCCAGTCGCCGACGGCCCAAACACGCGGGACGGTGTCACCGGGGGGCAGCGTCGTCGTCGTGGTGATGACGCCCGAAGCAATCTGCTGGCTGACAAGTATGCGGTCGGTCACGGCTCAACCTTTCCCGTTGTGTGGCAACCTTAGGCCTGCGCGCCCCTGTTGCGGAAAGCTCACGGCTTGATCGGGTTGTGGGTGAACATCCGCCGCCCGCGCACGTCGCCTGCGCCGTACGTGCGGCCATGGCAGTGGATGCGGGCGACCTGGTGTTCGCCGACGCAATCGACGCGCGCGATAGTCTCCCACCGGAAGCCCCCGGCGTCCTCCACCGCGATCGCGGCGCCCTTGGCCTCATGCGCCCAGATCGTGCGTCCGTCCGGCTGCGTCACCGGCGTCATCCGTGAACAGGTCAGCATGATCCCGCTGTCGGAAACGAGCCGCACGCACTGCGCGTACACGATGCGCGAGCCCTCAACCTCGACCGCCTCGACGCCCCGCCCGTCCTCGGTGAGCGCGTCGATGAGATCGCCGGGGCCCACATCGATGGCGCGGCGGCGCGGATTAAGCCACGCCAGCGCGGCGACGCAATCGTTCCCGGTCGGCGGCACATAGCCCCCGCCCCCGCCGCCGGCGGCGACGGTGGTGATAAAGCCAAGCCATTTGTGATCGTCGCTGTCGACGTAGGTCGAAAGCGAGGTCGCCGCGACGTAGGTGACCGCGCCGCCCGCGCCATAGGGCGTGCCGGGGTCATTGGCCCAGACGTGATACCCGGTGGCGTAGGAAAGCCCCGAGATCGTGCCGGCGTTGCGCGAGACGGTTCCGCCCGCGCCGGTGTCGGTGTGCGCCGCGATGGAAATGCGCGCCGCGCCGGCCACATCCGCGCTCGACAGGATCGACGCAGGGCTGCGCGTCAGCGGCGCCTGATAGGTCAGCGTGGACGGCGCGCCCTGCAAGGTCTTCGGCGGGGTCGCGCGCGCGACCGTGACCGTCGCGCCGCTGATCTCGTCCGAGGTCGACCACGCAAACACCGAGGCGTCGATCTCGGCCAGCGCGACCTGGACCCGCGCGGACGGCGCGGACGCATCGGAAGAAATGGCGAGCTGCAGGCCCTCGACCACGAACGTCTTCACCCCCGTGAACCTGGCGCTCGTCCATGTGATCCAGTCGCCGGGCTCCAGCTCCAGCGCCCACAGCGGCAGGGTCACCGACGCCCGCGCCTGCTGGCGCGCTTCCTTGAGCGAGATCATGTCGAGACGCTGGCCCTGCGTGCGCGAGGTCACGAACCGGTAGCCGCGTCGCGCGACGAATCGGTCGCCGTCCGCCGCGATGGCGCTCGTATCCTTCCGCACCGGCAGGGCGTTCTCTTGCCATGCGCTTGCCGGATCGACGAACGTCGATACCATCGTGTTGATGAGGCGGTCGGCGGTCTGTTTCTGCGCGTAGGTGATCGGCGCGTCGGCGAGGATGTCGGCGTCGGTCAAGGCGAGCACCGGCGTGCGCGCGACGCCGGGCAGGAAGATCACCTCCCCGCCGCGGTCGATGTGGCGCCCGGCCATGGCGGCGGTGAGGTTCGTGATGATCTCGCGCGCCGTCTCGGCCGCCGAAAGCACGCCGTTCGCCTGATAGCGCGCCTCCGTCCCGCCCGCCGAAAGCGTGACGGCCTCGTCGCAGGCGTCGGCCGCGACCGCAACCTGCGCGTCCGGCACGTCCGACGCCGAGCACCCGAGCCCGACCACGCGGACGCCGTTCATCTGGAAGCCGCGCATGGCTTCCTTTGCCACGAGAGCGGCGTTGGCGGTCCATGCGGTCGTGCCGGTGCGCGGATCGAGGATCTTCGCGCCCTTGACGATGAACATCAGCCGCGGTTCCCCGCCTGGAAATGCGTCGGGGTCGAACTCGCACCTGATGATGGCGTAGGCCACGCCGAGGCCGCGGAACGTGGACGTGATTTCCGAGCACGCCCCCGCAAGCGTCGTGTCGTAGGTCTGCGTCGCCGTGCCCTTGTAGATGCGGATCGAGAGGCGCGCGGTCCCGCCGGTCGATTTGTAGTGCGACGTGCAGGTGGCGTAGGTCGAATGCCAGTCGCCCGAGAAGGTGAGCTTCTGGCCGTCGCCCCACACCTCCGTGACCGAGTCGATCTCGCAGTCCGAGAGCGCGACCACGCGCCAGAGGAATTCGCGCTTGGCGCCGGTGGTCTGGGCAAACACCATCGACCCGCCCGTCGCGGCAGTGCCGACCACGATTTCGCGGGGATAGGCCGCGTCGAACTTGAGCGTGAGCTCCTGGCCCTGGTCGATGGCGCCGACGTCCGGCTTCGGCGACAGCGCGCGCATGACGTAGCCAAGCGCAAGCCCGATCCCGATGCGCAGGATCGTGCCGGCCAGAAACCCTGCCGTCCCGGCGGTGAAGCCGAGCGCCATGAATGCGGAGCCGACCGTCGAGATGAACGCGGTCCCAATGGCGGCGATGGCGGCGGCGACGGGCGGCATGGGTCTACACGCTCCAGATCACGGCGCCGTCAGGGATCGGCAGACGCACAAGGCCGCGTTCGTCCTGGCCCCACGCTGACGCCGCGTCGTGCGCGATCATGAGCGCATCGAGCGGCCATGCGGGAACGCCGACGACATCCCCCTCCCTCGCGCGGGCGCCGACCGGGAACGCGGTGTCGACCACATCGAACACGCGCGTGAAGCCTGCGCGCCGGAGCCGTCGCAGCGCGCCGAAGCGGGAGGCATAACCCCGCAGCGGCGCGGCCACGTCCGGCCCGCCCATGGCAAGCACGGCGTCGGCGGCGAAGAGGCAGCAATCATGCGCGCCCCACACAAACGGCGTCGCGCGCCGCGCCTCGATGAACGCGGCCAGCCGTGCGCGCCAGTCCGGCGCCCGCATCAGTTCACGTTCGGCGGAAGGATCGGGTCAATGCCCCGATCCCCCGGCGCAATGGCGCCCGGCTGATTGGTCGGCGCGCGGCCCCAGAGCAGCCGCGTCTCGCCGCTGATCGACGATGCGACGAACTTGAAGAAGTCGTCGACGCCCGCCCCCCAGATCTCTTGCTGGTCCTCGTGTGTTCGCGTCCGACCCTCGCGGCGGCCGTACCGGCGCGCCACGCTCTCGCACTTGATGACCATCAGCGCGCCGCCGGGGCCTTCGTCGCCAGACGGGACCTCGCGGATCTCGATCTGGTCGATCAGCCCCGCAAACCGCCGGATCAACAGCACCAGCGCGCCGGTCTCGGCGTCGAAGATCGCAAACCGCACATCGATGCGCCGCTGGTGGTACGCCTCGGCGTGGATGGTCGACAAAAGCGCGGCGGGGTCGAACGGCTCCGCCGATTGCGCGAGCAGCGTCGAGGCGTTGAACGTGATCTCGATCCCCTCCGCGCCCAGGTCCTGCCCATAGGAAATCTGCGAGACCGTGGCGAAGGCGCCGGCGGCGAGATAGGTCTGCCCTTCGAAGCTGGCGTGCGCGTCGCCATCCCAGAAGGAATAGCGGCCCGATCCGAGATAGAGGTCGACCAGAACCCGAAGCGCGACGGCCTTTTCACGAAGCGCGCGTCGCTGCGCATCGGTGAGCGTAACGGCCATTAAAGCGACAGGCCCCGCGCCGCCTCGAACAGGGCGTCAAGGTCGGCGTCCGAAAGCTGGAGCGCCGGCGCCAGCGCGGCGATCAGCGGACTATCGCGGCGGATGCGCTCGGCATAGTGCCAGGCGTTATAGGCCGGATGCGTGACGCCCAGCGCCTCGATCGCGGCCTCGACGGCGGCGAGCTTGCCCGCAAGCCTGAGCGCCTCGCGCGCCTGCCACGGCGTCACCGAGACCGGCGGCGTCGGCGGCGCGACGTAGGCCGCGACGGCGCCCGGATCGAGCGCGGCGAAGTCGCGGTTGAGCGGGTTGGCGGGGATGTTGGCCCCGTCCGCGTCCCGGATCACGAAGGTGTGCGCGGCGTCGCCCCAGCGATGCGTCATAGTTCAGCGTCCGCCGTCCAGTGGAAGGTGGAAAAGGTGGTTCCGCTCTGCGTGTTGATCAGACGAAAGCTGTCGGTGGACGCCGTGATGTTCAGGATCGTGTTTCTGTTGTCGGTCTGGCTGAGTCCGCCGCCGGTAAAGTCCGTCACACGCGACGCGTTGCCGGCGTTGTCATAGGCAGTCACTGTCGGCGTCGCTCGCTTGGGAACAAGCGATACGGTGGCGGAAGAATATAGCGTGCTCGCGTTGCCGTTAAGCGGAACAACCGTTACGCCTGTGGCGGTCGCGGCCCCCGGAGCCGTCGCGTAGGCGTAGCTTTTTTGGTAGTACCGCTGGCACAGCGCCAGTTCGGCCTGGATCGGGCGAAGCTCGAACGCCGTCGAGACCGCGCCGGGCTCAATCTGGAGGCGCCCAAAATCGAGCGTCACGTTCTGCGCCTGCGTGCTTTCGGTCCAGAGCACCACGCCGAGATTGTTGGCGCTGGCGCCGACGGTCACCGCAAGGTCGGTCAGGTCGCGCCAGGTGTTGGCGGTAGTGGCGACCACGCCCGTCGCCAGCACATTGAGCGTCGTGGCGGTGAAGAAGCCGCCGGGCGTGTAGGACACGCTGGTCCAGTCAAGGACCGGATCGGCGACGGGCGCGTCGGCGGTCCCGGTCCATTCGATGACCGCGTAGCGGATGTTGGTCGCGGCGGAACACCGGACACGGCCTGAAACCACCGCGCCCCTTCCCCGGAGGTCGCGGCAGTTCGCGCTTTCGATCCACTGCATCTGCCCCATGCGCTGCGCCGACGCCTGCGCCTGCGTGAGCCGGATCGCGGTCGGCGTGCCGGCCTCGGCGTCGGTGAGCTGAGAAAGCGTGATCGTCCCGGTCTGGGTGAGCGTTTTCCAGCGGTCGAAGCCATAGGTGTTGTCGGCGGCGGCGGCGCCCGCGACGCGCTGGTTCAGGCGGAAATCGCCATTGATGAGCCGGTTCTTGAAGCCGTGGAGCGCGCCGGCATTGGCCGCAGCGATCGCCGCATTGACCTTGCCGAACGCGGTGAAGAGCGGATCGGCGGTCGGGTCGTTCGCCGCCGGGATTGAGACCGATGAAAGCGCCATGGCGGCTAGTATCGGCGCAGCACCTGCACTGCGGAAAAGCTGGCCGCGCTCGATTGGCCGACGCGCCATGGATGGTCGAACTGCACGATCACCATCTCGGCGGCGGCCTTTTCCATGTACGCCGTCGCCGGAAGGATTGCGGTGGGCGTGCCCGGCGGCGGGGGCTCGACCGCGATCTCGATGGCGCCGATGGAATTGACCGTGCCCGCAGTCACGACGATGTGCAGCCGCCGGGCCGGGCCGTCATCCCATGCGATGTAATCACCCGGCGACAGCGTCGCGCCCGGCGTGAAGCCCTGGATCGCCAGTGTGGACAGCGCGCGGTTGATGCCGACAATGAACGGCGCGCCCCATGGCTGGCTGGTGTGGCTGGCGAGGACCGCCGTCGTGGCCGCGAGTGTGCCGGTGCTGGCGGCCGTGACGCCGCTGTTCGGTGTGGACCGGTAGGCGATGGGTCGCGGGCGGCGGGCGTCATAGACATCCACCGTGCGCGCGGTCCCGCGCAGGCGCGCGAACAGCGCGTCGTACTGCCCCGCCTGCGCGTCGGAGAGCGGCGTGGTGGCGATCTGCGCCGACCACAGGGGTTCGGCCAGGTCCACGGTCTGGTGCTGGCCCCCGCGCGAGGGATTCGCGGCCTGCACGCGGTTCAGCCTGAACGTGGAGCCCGCGATCTTGGCCGGCGACGGCAGCGTGTAGTTTGCCGACATCAGGCCCTCCGCGAGCGATAGTCGTTCATGAGCGCCATGAACTGCTGCCGGCGGGTGGCCTGATCGGCGGCGAGGATGCGTTCAAGGCGCGCGATGGCGGCCGGATCGGCGCCGGACGCATCGATGCGGCGGTTGTCGATCAGCGTCATCCCTCCCCCGCCGAACGCGGAGCCGGACGGGATGATCTTGCCGGGCAGGTTCGGCACGAACAGTTCCGGGCCGCGTTCGCCGACACGGTAGGCGCCGCCTGCGGCGACCGGGCCGCCGACGGCCTTGCCGGGGGCCTTGGAAAACAGGCCGCCGAGCACGGTCCCGAGCGCTTCGCCGAGCGGGTTCGTCACGGCGGTGCGCACCGCGATGGCGAGGATGTCGCGGGCCAGCGCCTTCAGCACGTCGGAGAACTTGCCGCCCCCCAGGATCATGCGCTCGAACGCGCCCGCGACCGCGTCGCCCATCTGGCGTCCGGCGTCGTTCAACTCGTTCATGCGCGCTTTGGCGCGGTCGAACAGCTCCAGCTTCTTGCGGATCTCTTCCGCCTTATCGAGCGCGTCGGCCGCGTTCATGAAGGGGTTCTGCCGCATCAGATCGAGGGCGATCTGCGCGCGCTCGTAAGCCTCGGTTCCGTGCTGCGCGGCGACGGTCAGAGCCTCCTGTTCGCGCGCGTTCCGCTCAAGGCTCAGACCGAAGGCGGTCTGTTGCCGGTTTGCTGCGGCGCGCGCCTCGCTCATCGCGCGTTCGCGATCCAGCCTGCTTTGCGAGATGGTCAGTTCCGTTTGAAGCGCGTCGCGCGCTGCAACGCGAGCTTCGGCCTCGGCCTTTGTGAGCCAGAGCCCTTCAGAGAGCGCCGCGTTCTGTTCGGCCTGGATCGCGCGCACACGCTCCAGCACCGCCTGTCCTTCGCGACTGGCGGCCACCTGTTCCTTAAGCTGGGCGATCTCGCGCGCCCGCTGGTCTGCGGGAGGCAGGATGATCGGCTGGGGCGGCGGCTTGGCGGGCGGCGCGTTGGGATCGGCGCCGCCCCCCGCCCGCTGCGGCCTGAAGAACAGCCCGCCCGCATAACCAAGGTCGCCGCCGCGATCCGCGCCCGCCTGCGCCGCGCGCCGCGCCATCTCGCGCTGCACTTCAGGCGGCAGACCCGTCCCCATCTGCGCCGCAAACGCCAGCGCGTCGCGCTGCTGCTGGTTGAGGTCCCGCCACCCCTTGGTGAGATCGGCGATGATGCCGGTCATCTCCTTGAGGGTGTAAGCGAGCTGGTTGGTGGCGTTTGTGGCCGCATCGAGCGCGCCGGCGTCGCCGATGGTGATGGCCATGGTTTCCCATGCGCCCTTGGCCTGCTCCGTCGCCCCGGCAAGCCCGGACATCGTGGCGTCGCCCATCGTCTTGGCCACGCCATCGGCCTTCTCCATCTCCTTGCGGAAGTCGCGCAGCGCGCCCGCGCCCTGCTGCAGAAGAACCTGCATCCCGGTGCCGCTGTTGGCGTCGAAGATGCGGAAGATGCTTTCGTTCGACACGCCCTTGGCGCGGAACTCCTCGACGATGTCGAAGAGGTCCTTCACGCGCCCGGAGGCGTCGCGCACGCTGATGCCGTATCGCGCCATCTCCGCGCGCGCCATTATTGACGGCGCGATAAGGTCGGAGAACATCTGACGGAGCGAAGTGCCGGCCGTGAAGCCGTCAAGGCCGCCCTTTGAGAGCCCCACCAGCGCCGCCGCCGTGGTCTCGATAGACTGCCCGGCCTGTTGCGCGGTCACGCCCGCATACTTCATCGCGCCGCCGAGGTCGGAAACGTTGGCCGCTGAGATGCGCGACGCCTGCGCGAGGATGTCGACCGTTTCAGTCGCCTCCCCCGCCCCGCGCCGGAACTGCATCTGGATCGCGCCGACGATTTCCGCCGCCCTCTGCGGATCAAGACCTTCAATGACGGCCAGGTTCACGACGGCCGGCGTGATCGACTTCACCTCGTCGAGGGTCAGGCCGAGCTTGGTCAGTGCAAGCTGCGCCGACGCGATGTCGGTGGCCGCGAGCGCGGTGTCCTGGCCCAACTGCAGCGCCTGCTGGCGAAGCGGCTTGATCTCCTCGGCGGTCTTGCCGGCGGCGGCGGCCATGACGTTGATCGACTGCTCGAAGTCCGCCATGGACTTCAGCGCCTGCCCGCCCGCGCCCGCCGCGCCCATGACGAGCGCGAAGCCGGCCATCTGCGTGGCGATGCCCTTCAGGCCCGAGCCCCAGCCGAAGCCCGCCGCCTGGATGCGTTCGCCGGAGCGTTCGAGGCCGGTGGCGAAACCGCCGCCCGTGTCGCCTTTGCCGATGCGCCCGAACGCGGCTTCGATGCGCGCCGCCGCCGCATTGGTGGACGCCACCATGCGCCGCAGCGACGCCGCATAGGCGGCCTCGTCCACGCCGACTTCGACGAAAATCCCGTCCGCTGCCTGCATGGGGTCATCCTCGCCGCACCGGCGCGCGGTGCGGACTGGCCTGTTGGATCAGTGCATGATGCCGAGGCGCGCGCGCATTTCGGGATCGTCGAACGCGGCTTCGACCTCCTCCCGGCTTGGCGCTTCCGGCGCGCTATCGCCGAACTGCGCCTGCCAGCCGTCGAGCGCGTTGAGCCATGAGCGCATCGGCATGGCCCAGAACTCGCGCTCTGGAATGTGGATCAGGCCGACCGCTACGCCGCACCAGGAGTCGAAAGGAATTCGCGCGCCAGCCTCTCCTGCTCCGTTTCCGGCCGAGCGCTTTTTTTTTGCTCTTCCGGGAACGCAAGCGCGACAGCTTGGGCGACGCCGATCAGCACGTCGGTCATGTCGGCGGGCATGAGGCGTTCGATCTCGCTGGCGTCGATGGCGCCGTTCGACATGGCCTCAAGGATCGGCCCGACATCGGCGAAGCTCGGCCCGCGCCCCGTGGGGCCGAGGAGTCGGGCGAACAGCAGCACCGGGTCGTGTTCATTGAGCGCCGTGGCGAGCCGCGCGAGCGCGCCCACGGAGAGGCACAGCACGACCTTGCGGCCCAGAAACTCGACGGCGACTTCGCCGCGCTGCTCAATCGGCGTCATCGTCGGCCTTCTTCTTTCGCGGCTTGCGCGGTTCGGCGACCGGCGCGGGCTCCGGTTCGGCTTCGGGCGCTTCGGCCTCGGGCTCGTCTTCCGACGCGATCTCTTCGGGATCGGCGTCCTCCGCGACCGGTTCCGGCGCCCTCGCCTCCCCGTCCGCGCGCTTCAGCTCCGCCCACGCATAGGGCGTCTGCCCGCCCGCGACATCGAGCTGCTTCACGCGCCAGACGATCCAGTCGCCATCGGCGCCGGCGAGACGGTCGCCTTTTGCGACCACGAACGCGCCCTCGAAATGCGCGCGCCCGTCGCCGTCGTCGCGGAACCAGCCGTCAAGCCGGTCCGCGCCACGACTCAGGGTCAGGCCGCCATAGGCCATTACGCCACCCGCGCGAGACGGAACGCGCCGACCGTCACGGACGCGACCGCCGAATAGCCGACCGCCACCTGCCCGCTCGCATTGTTGAAGCGCGGCGGGAACGGTCCGATCATGCGCGTCGCGCCCGCACCTACCGCGACCACGCGGTCAGACAGCGCGACGTTGCCGGCGCCGGGGACCGAGACGGTCGCGACCTGGTTGGTGAACGTGACGTTGATCGAGGTGCCGCCGCCGTTCGTCACCATGAAGAACGTGGTCTGGTCCTCCGGGTTGACGAAGGTGTCGCCGCCCGCCGCCGCAGAGGCGAGCGAATTCGCGAGGCCGGCCTCGACGATGGTCTGGGTGCTCAACAGGGCCATGGGTCAGTGCTCCTTTAGGACGCGGTCCAGGTCGGCTTGCCGCTCGACATGAAGGTGACGGAGAACGTCACCTCGCTGTCGTGCGCGCCGGAGATTTCGAGGCTCGTGATGGCGAACTCGCCCTCGAACGTGCCCCACGACGGAATGAAGAACCGGAAGGTCTCCAGCGTGCCGGTCATGAACAGCGAGCGCGCCCGCTCGATGGCGGCGTCGTCGTTGAACCGCCCGGAGCCGCTGATCTCCATCGACTTGAGGCCGCCGCCCGACAGCATCTCCTGCCAGAGGTCGGTGGAGTCGCTGTCGGTGACGTCGATCGTCGCGCCGTTCATGCGCACCGACTTCTGCGTGAGGCCGCCAAACGCGAGGTATGACCCCGGCGTCGCGCTCTCGATGCTGATCGTGATGAGCTTGCCTGCCCACTTGGCCATGGGTTGCCCTCTCTATTGGCTGATGAGGGCGCGGAAGGTCGCGACCCCGTGGAAAGTGCCGTCCGCATCAACATCGCACCGCACCGAGGCGAGGCGGATTAGGACGAGATCGCCGGTCGTCATGGCGAGGCTGGCGTCCTGCAGCGCGGCCTCGACCTCGGCGAGGATCTGGTAGGCTTCAAGCGGCGAGGACGCAGACGACCACGCATGGACGTCGAGCGTGACCTCGCGGCCAAAGCTGTCGGAGGTGTCGAAGGCGACGGCGCCGGCCTCATTGAACGTGACGTGCGGCAGCGGCGAGTCCGGCGGGGCTTGCACCGGATAGATCGGCGGGGCGCTCGACACTGGCCGGCCCGGCGCGGTCAGCAATGCGGCAAGCGGCGCGGACGCCTTCAGCGCCGTGAACACGCCGGTCAGGATTGAGGTGGAGAAGCTCATCGCGCCGCGGCCTCGAAAAGCTGGACGATGCGGCGGCGCATGGTCCTGAGCGCGCGGCGCAGGAACGGGCGCGGCGCCATTTTTCGGGTGCCGTATTCAAGGTGCTTGGCGTAGGCGGATGTGGCCGCGATCACGATGCGCCCGCGCGGCACGTCGGTGCGGTCGATGACGATGGAGGCGATAAGCGCCCCGGTGTCGGTGGCCGGCGCCTGCCCCGGCGCGGACGCCTGATGGACGCGACGCGGGACATATTTCTGGTAGATGCGGCCCGACTTGGGCGGGTCGGCGATCAGCCTTTGCGCTTCACCCTGGACAGCCTGTGCGGCCTCGTCGAGCGCAAGCGCCAGCTTCGCGCTAACCGCTTTGCCTTGCGTCTCCATGCGACGACGGAAGCCGCCAAGCCCCCGGACTTTCGATCGGACACGGATCATCAGGCTCCCGGCTCCCGCGCCGCCACCAGCAGCACGAGCCAGAGCCTGCGTTCGTCGGGGTCCTGTGCGGAGAGCACGTCGAACGGACGGTCGCGGAAGGTCACGGTGTCCCGGTGCGCGACGCCCGCGCGCCATCGGATCGTGATGCGGTGCGTGGGCCGGACCGCCAGCCGCGCGTGTTCGAAGCGCTCGTCGGCGCCCACCGGCTCGACCTTGGCCCAGAGGTCCACCGCATTGCCGGGCGTCTCCAGCACGCCGCCCAGCGCATCGCGGCCCCGCACGGTGGAGAGAAGCGTGATGCGCTGGCGAAGGTCGGACGCCGAGGGCATCACAGCTCCCGCATCACCCGGAACGCCGCGATCCGCGCGAACGCGCCTTCGGGCGCCGGGGTCACCGCCTCCCCTGCCTCGCCGCGCCGCTCGTAAGCGTCGGTGGCGAGCATCAGGATCGCCTCGATCAGCGCGTCGGGAACGCTCGCGCCCGTCGCGCCGTAGCCTGCGGTGAAGGTCACGACGATGCCGCCGCCGAGCTCGTTCACGCTGTCGGTCACGTCGCCTTTGACGATGAGGTCGGCGCCGTCGAGCCGGTAATTGCCGGAGCCGATCGTCACGCCGTCCACCGCCAGCGAAGACACCGACGCCACCGGCGCGGGCGAGAGCCGGAAGCGGCGCGCGGACACAAGCGTGAAGAACGGCCACGGGTCCGCGCGCGCCGCATCGCCGGGCTGCACATCGGCCCACCGGTCAAAGGTCGCGGTCCATGTCTGAGTGATGAGCGCACGCCGCGTTTCCTGTTCGACGCGGACGCGGGCGGCCTTGAGCAGCCGCGCCAGGTAGGCGTCGTCGCCGTTGTCATCGAGGCGCGCATGGGTGCGCAGGTCGGCGACCGTGACGGGTTCGGCGGCGGGCGCTGCGGTCTGCGTGAAGCGGAGCATGGGCGCAGGCTAGGCGCGTGCGCCGCCCGCGCGGAGAAGGCCCAAAGAGAAAGGGCGGAGCCGAAGCCCCGCCCCTTCCCCGCTCGCCCAGGGCCTCGCCGCTAAGCCTGTTCCGCGTCGTCCGCCTTCTTGCGCTTCTTGCCGGTTGCGGCGGCAGCCGCATCCGCCGCCGCTTCGCTCGCCGTCTGGAGCGCGTCGGAGACCGCATCGGCGACCCCCGCGAGCCCGACGCGCTTGGCGCATCCCATGTCGTCCACGAACGCGCGGGCGAGGTCCTCGCTCACCGGGTATTCCTGCCCTTCGAGATAGGTCACGACGGTGAACCCGTCGTCGGCCCCGCGTTCGGTGCGCAGCATCTTGATCGTCGGCATGTGTCAGGTCGTCCTTGTCAGGCCGGGCTTATGCCGGCGGGTTCAGGCGGTGGCGCAGGCGGCGCACGAAGATCGCGAGCGGCGTGCCGGTCCCGTGGGTGCCGGAGAAGTCCGCGAGGATCGAGACGTGCGTCGCCGCCGGGTCCTGGTTGATATAGTCGACCGTGATGATCGAGGCTGCGGCGTGCGCCGCCGTCAGCGAGCGGATGATGCCGCCCGAGGTCAGCGAGTAGCCCGAAGGCATGACCACATCACCGGCCGCGACAGCCGTGTGGTTGCCGACCGTGGCGTCGCCCTTGCGGAGCTTGATTTCGAGCTTGTCGGTGGAGGTAAACGTGATCCCGCCGATCCCGACGCCGACGATGATCTGCGCGGCCTCGTAGCCGGAGAGATCAATCGCGGCGGGCGTGTTGTCGGCGGCGAGCGTCGCGAGAACCGCGATCACATCCGAGTGGCGGTCGGGAAACTGGTACATGGCGGCTGCCTCCTTCGGTATCTCTTGACCCCTCAGGCCCGGACACGCCTGTCACAGCGCGCCGGGCCTTTCGGGCTCCCCTGCTCCAGTCGCCTCAGGACGTGGCGAACCGGATGAGCTTGATCGCGTCGAAGTGACGGACGCCGCCGCCGACCCGCTTGCGGAAGTGGTACTTCACGTAGCCGGGCTGGGTGATCTCATCGCGGCGCACCTGGATGCCGATGCGGTCCACGATCTGGTAGGCCTTTTTCCAGTCGGCGAAGGCGATGGAGAACGAGTTCGCCGCGATCGCCGGCATGTCCTCGGCCTCGACCACCGGATAGCCCAGCAGCATCGGCATCAGGCCGCTTTCGGTGATGCTGTCGCGGACCAGATAGTCGCCGTAGGAGTCCTTCAGCTTGCGGACGGCGGCGAGCGTGCGGCGCGCCATCATCCATGCGCCGTTGTTCCGGAACGCCGGCTTGATGTCGTAGACCGTGTCGATGAGCACGTCCGCGCCGTTCGGGGCCGAGGCGAACGCGCCCGACGCGCCCGTGGGGAGATAGGCGATCTGGCCCCAGTTGGCGTTCGCGGCGTAGGAGGTCGAGGCCGTCTTGGTGATGGACGAGTGCAGGAAGCCAAGCGGCTTGCCGTTGCCGTCGCCGAGCACGAAGCGGGTGCTCTCTTCGATGGCGAACGCCTCGGTCACCTCGTCCTGCAGGAAGCCTTCCACGTCGAAGTTGGCGTCCTCCAGCATGGCGAGCGTCGCCAGCGGGTAGGCGTAGATTTCCTGCGCCGTGAACTTCTCCTGGCTGATGTCGGGCGTCTGCGTCGCCGCGCGGGTGCCGGTCTCGCCGATCCACGCCACGGTCGTGCCCTTGCGGTTCACCGGCAGGATCAGTTCACGCGCGCCGATCTGGCGGATGTTCGCCACCTGCCGCATCGGCGAGGTTTCGAGCAGGATCTCGTCCATTTCGCTTTCGTACTCCGGGAGCACGAGGTAGCCGCCGTCCTCGGCGACCACGGTGGAGAGGTCCTTCACGTCGAGGGACAGTTCGTTGCGGTAGTGCTCAAGGACATCCTTGAACTCGTCCGACGCCGCCTTCTGCTGGACCGCGATCAGGTCGGACACGCCGCTGTTGTTCGGCTTGCGGATGAAGGCGTCGAACGCCTTCTGCTCCATGCCGCGCAGGCGGGCGAGCTTGGCCTCGATGTCGGAGGTGTCGCCCGAATTCGACGAACGGGCCGCGCGCTTCAGGGCGGCGACCTCGGAGAACGCATCGGTCACGCTTTGCTTCAGTTCGAGCATCGCGTCGTCGATCTTCTTGAGTTCCGCCTTGGTCACCGCGTCCTGGCGGATTTGCCCGAGGAGCTGGTCGTTCTTGGCGTTGTGGGCGTTCACCGCCTCCATGAAGCCGTCAATGGCCTTCTTGACCTCCAGCGGCAGGGCGCCGTTGGCGTCCTTCGTTTCCAGCCGGACATGCTGGCGCGCGTCTTGATACCCCATGATGGTCTCCTTCAGGTCCTGACGCGCGCGGCGGCGTCGTCGATGGCGGATGCGATGGCGAGAGTGTGCGTGTGGTCCTGCAGGGCGCGGATAACGGCGGCGGCCACCAAGTCCGGCGCGTCGCTCTTCACGCTCGTGACCCGCGCGCTTTCCAGCATCGGGATCGGGACGAGGCTGATCTCGAAGAGGTCCACCTCCTTCAGGACGCGGACGCCCGCCTTCTCGTCGAACTCCCAGACGCTCGTCCGGTAGCCGATGGAAATGCCCATCTCGGCGCCGGCCTTCAGCACGCGGAACATCTGCCCGCCCTGCTCGCTCTGGATATCGAGGCGACCCTTGACCTTGAGGCCCGTGTCGTCCTCGCGCAGGTCCGTCCAGACGCCGATCGGGAGCGCCTGCTGCAGGTGCCCGTACAGCATCGGGATGCGGCTGGTCTTGCGCCCGCGGATCGACTTGGCGAACGCGCCCTTGAGCACGATGTCGGACCCGCGGTCCTTCTCGCCCCAGCGGGAGGCGTAGCCTTCGATGACGCCGAGGTCCTCGCCTTCGGCCTTCAGCTCGAAGTCGGCCCAGCGGTCGAGATAGAGGGTGGCGTCGCTCATGGGGCGACCTTCGCCCCGGCGCGCGCCCGCGCGGATTGGGGCCGCCCGGCAACCTTCGTTCACGCGGAGAGCGCCGCACGCGGCCTGCCCGGCCCTCCGCATCGATGCGCATCCGCCAAGGCTTTGCGGGCGCCGGACCGCGATGCGCATGGCGTGCGCAGATCAACGAAGTCGTTAAACTGATCGCGGGCCAGCAACGCGGCGTCAACACTTCGGCGCGGGCAAGAAAAAAGCCCCGGAACCTTTCGGCGCCGGGGCTTGTGCTAGGTCAGTGGAGGTTCAGGCTCTGGCCCACCGCTTCCGGGCAAGTTCCCGGCCTGCGTTGATGTCGATCACCGGCGCGGCATGGGCGACGGCGGATCGGCGGGCCTCGGCAAGCGCCCATGGCGCCGCAGCTTTCAAAAGCTCAATCAGGGCGAGCATCAGGAACATCGCTTGCGGCGGGATCGCCGGAGGTGGGGCTTCGATGACCGGCAGCGCCTTGAGGCGGGCGACCGCCGCCGCGCGCTGCGGCTCCAGACGGGCCAGTTCGGCGTTCCGGGCTTCGCGGTAACCGCTGAGCCGCGTCGCCGAGACGTTGGCAGGAAGCGCGGGGATCGCGGCGATTTCCGCCTCGATCCGCGCCACCTCCCGCGCCGCTTCCGCACGCACCGCCTCGGCGGCGACATACGGGGCGGCCCGGTCCGTCTCGATCATGTGGAGGGCCCGCTTGCCGGAGTAAGCGTTCATGCCGACCACGCCGATCATCAGCAGCGCCAGAACCGCGACCCGCGCCCAGGCTTTCGCCCGGACAGCATCCTCGATCCTGAGCGCCAGCCGGACGCCGAGGACCTCCGAGGAGATCGCCAGCGTCACCAGCACGACGGAGACCATGCCGGTCGCCGTCACGCTCCAACCCCAGGCGCCCAGCGCGGAGCTTGCCGCAGTGATCGCCCAGACCGCCGCCCCGGAAAGCCACTGGACTTCGGGGCGGGCTTCTGTGGTACCTTTCGTCATCGGGTCAGCTCCGATGCGGCTCTTGCGTCGCGTGGCCCCGGCGGTGCCAGCCGCCGGGGCGCAAGAGCCTGGATTGTGGGGGAAGGTCGGCGACCCGACCTAGCGCTAAATCTAGCCCTAAGCACGGGTATTGTCAAGCGCTAAAGAAAGCGCTAAGGCCGGGCGCATGAAAGCGACCTCGAAAGCCGTGAAGGACAGCCGCGCCGCGAGCGGCATCCGGTCAACCTCGATCTACCTCTCCGAGGCCGAGCACGCCCGCTGGAAGGCGGTCGCCAAGGCGCGGGGCGCGAGCCTGAAGGACACGCTGATCGCCGGCCTCGATGCGCTGGAGGCTGCGGGCGACCCCACCCCCGATCAGGCGCTCGCCGTGCTTCAGCGCTTCGTGCGCGCCCGGCGCTAGCGGTTCGCTGTGATGAATGCGCGGGCGCTCTGGCGCGCGGCCTGAAGATCGCCCCGCGCCTTCCTGATGGCCTTCATTCTCTTCGACGGCTTGGCGGGACCGACACCGGCGGCCCGAAGTCGCTTGGCCCGCGCGGCTTGACCTTTTGGGCGCGCCGCGGGCGTCTCGAACGCGCCCAGCAGGGTCACGCCGGGATCGCCCCTCATGCTTCCGGCGTCGTAGACGTTGCGACCGCTGTTGAGGCGGTAAATGGTGCTCGCCCGCGCCCGGAGTTGCGGCGTCTTGTAAGCCACGTTTCGGCGCTGCGCCCTGCTCATTCGCACGCCGCGATAGGTAACCTTCTTTAGCTCCAACAGCACCAGATCCCGCATCACAACCGCCTCCTGCGTTTTTTCGACCGCCCCATCATGGCCGCTTCCATCAGGTCGCCCGACCTGTGGGGGCGGCTGGAGTTGCCCGACCAGACCGGCAGGATCGACCCGTCGCCCGCGCGCCCGATCACCCGGACGGGCCGCGCCAACCCCATGCGGCGGTTGCGCCGTTCGGTCTGCGCCGGGGTCAACCGGCGGCCCCGCGCATCGACGGCGACCACCCGGCCCGAAGCGATCGCGGCCTGCACCCGCGGGCTCTCGCTCATCGCCAACCGGCGATAGGCGCCCTTGCCGACCCGGATCGCCTTCAGGTCGAGGAGGATCAGCGCCCGCAGGCTTGTCACGGCGACCGCTCCTCGAACGCCGCGGCCCATGCCGCGACCAGTTCTTCCCAGACTATCGACGCACCGGCGGGCGTGAGGAAAGCGGCGGGGCCGCGCTCGTCGCGCGCGACCGTCCAGTCGTGCCCGGCGATCTGCGGCAGGCGCGGGATGGCGCCGTCGATCCGGGGCGCGGCGAGCGGCACGCCGGGATTGAGGCGCGCGGCCTCGCTCACCACGGCGGCGGCAAGCGCGGCGTCAAGCTCAAGCGCGCGGGGATCAAGGGCGGCGACCTTTCCGGCCCGCGCGGTGAGCGCCGGGGCCATGTCGCGCGCGCGGCGCTGGCGGTCGTCGGCGACCTGACGGCGCGGGATGTGCCGGGCGATGCACCGGCACTGGATCGTGTTCTCCGGCCCGCCGCGCGGATCGCCGGGGCGGCGCATGGCCCTGCCGCCGACGTTGAAGTCCTGTTCGATCTCGCGGACCTGGCCGTTCGCCCTGCGGTGCGCGGGACGGGTGCGCCGGTCCATGGTCGCGGTCCAGACCTTCACGAGATCGGCGCCCCGGCGGCGCAAGGCGAGCGCTTCCTGCTCCTGCGCCCATGTCGCGGCGTTGTGCAGTTCAGTGCGGGCGATGACGGCGGCGCGCTGCTTCGGGGACCGGCCCGCGATCCCGTCCACCAGCGTGGCGATCTCGCGCCGGATGCCGTCGGCATTCAGGCCGCGCGCCGTGCCTTCCGCCACGATGGCGCGGATGCGGGCGCGGGTCTCGTCCGTGACCGCGACCACCAGATCGGCGGCGCGGGTGCGGGCATAGTCCACGCGGGCGGCCTCGAACGTGTTGACGTCCTTGGCCTCGGTCTCGCGCCAGCCCTGCCGCTGGATCACCAGCGCGCGCTCCATCATGGCGAGGAGGCGTTGCGCGATCACGCGCGCGAGGGCCTCCGGCCCCTTCGGCGGGATCGCCAGCGCGCGCTCCCATGCGGTGAGGGTGCGCGCGAGTTCGGCCTCGAAGGCGTCTTCGGCGTGCTGCAGGGCCGCGAGCAGCGGGCGCGCGGCGGGGTCGATCATGGCCTCAGAACATGCCGCCCATTGCAGCCATGCGCACGCTCGTGGACGCACGCGGCGTGGTGGAGCGACGCGCGCGCGGCTTGCGCGGCGGCTTGTTCTTCGCCGCAACCAGCTTCCCGCGGCGTTGCGCCAGCCGGTCGGCGCGCTTCAGGCCCGCGCGGTTGGGAACCACCACGCCCGCCTTGCGCAGGCGCGCAGCGGTGGGCTTGTTCCTGCCAGCGGGGCGCGCGGCAGACGTCATGCCGAGCTGTGTGGCGTCCTCGGCGTTCAAGCGCACAACGCCGCCCTGCTTGTTGACGCCAGCGAGGCCACCAGCCATCGCCCGGCGCTCGCTCGACGACATGCGGCGGCCGCGGAAGGTCACCTTCTTCGCCTCAAGGATCATCAGTTCGCGCAGGCGCATCGCCCTACTCCTTCGGTGTCTTCTTGGCCGGGTTCTTGGTGCTGTCCTTGCCCGTCCCGTCGCTCGACGTGCCATCGCCGTCGGCGTCCTTGGCCGGATCATAGGCGGGGTTCTGGATCTGGTACTGCAGCGCCACGTCCGCCGACTGCGCGCCGATCTCGGCGGACACCGCGCCCGCTTCCGCCGTGCGGATCGTCGCGCCCAGCGGCTGGCGGAAGCTGTCGGCGTACACCTGGTCGCCAAGCTCCGGCGACAGCGCCTCGTAGCCCATGGCCTCGCGCTTCTCGTTCAGGGTCAATTCCCCGGAGCCGCCGAGGCGCGTCCATTTTGCGTCAACCTCTTCGGCGAGCGCGTAGATGTCGTCGGCGTCGACCTTGAATTCGAGCGCGCGCGCGAACCACGCCGCCCACCAGCGACCGATGGCGCCGTAGATGCGTTGCGCGGCGGGAATGACCGTCGCCCGGTAGAAGGCGCGGTTCGCCTCCTGGTAGTTCGAGTAGGTGTTGTCGCCGGGAATGCCGAGCAGCATCGGCGGCACGCCGAACGCCCGCGCAATCCCGCGCGCGGCCTCGTTCCTGATCTCCTCGGCGCCCAAATCGACCATCGTCATCCCGAACGGCTTCCAGTCTAGGCCGCCGTCGAGCAGCATCGGGCGCCCGGTGTTCTTCGCGCCCATGACCCGCTTCTCAAGCTGGTCCTTGAGCCGCGCGTACTGCTCATCCGTCAGCGTCGGGGCCGCACCGCCGGGCGCAACCTGGGGCGCATAGACGAGCGCCCCCGAGGGCGTCGCGCCATTATCGAACAGCGCCTTAGCCATGTCCTGCGCCCGCTCGTAGATTTCGAGGTCGCGCGATGCGGGCCAGAGACAACCAAGGCCCCAGATGTCGTCGCTCGGGTTGAACCGCCGGATGTGCAGGATCTCGCTCTTGCCGTTCTGCACGTCGGCCCGGTAGTCCCGGCGCGCGCCGTTGGCCTCGTAGCGATAGACCGCGGGCCAGCCGTCCACGCCGGGGATGATCTGGAAGAATTCCGGCCGCGGCGCGTGCAACTCCACCGGCGTCGCGCCGACGCGGATCATCTCGACGAAGGCGTTGCCATGCAGGCAGTCGAAGCCCGCGAGCCGCGAGACCAGCGCGGTGCGGTCCATGTCCGGGTTCGGGCGATTGAGCTTTTCGGTGACGCCGCGGGTCAGCGCGGTGTCCTCGCGCCCGCCCTCGGTCACCACCGGTTCAATGTGGGCCACCGCCTCGGCGATCAAGGTCACGCATCTATGAACGATCGGGTTGCGCGCGAATTGAACGACGAGGCGGCGGTACTCGTAGGGCGACCATTGGGCTTGCCCGACCTTGAGCGCGACCGCCACCTGCTGGGCGTAGGACGCCTTCTGCTCCAGCACGAGCGGAGCGGCGGGCGCTGGCGCAAGGAGCGCCTTGCCGGCGGCGGTGATGCGGTCGGTGATCTTCACGCCCGCGATCATGCGCGCGCGGTCACAGGAAGCGGATTGAGGGCTCGGGCAACGTGTTCAGCGCAAGGGCCGTCAACGCCCAGACCAGCGCATCGGCGCGGTTCGGGCTGTCCTCGCCCTGGTAGCCGGACCCGGTGAAGAGGCACAGTTCGTCTTCCATCGCCGGGAACGCCTCGGCGTGGACGACGCGGTTCTGCTCATAGAGCGCGCTCACCGGCTCGGCGCGGACGTGCTTGCCGCGGCTGGCGTGGACAAGGTCGACCGGGATGTTCGGCGCGGCGGCCTGAATGACCGCGCGCACCATGGCGCCGCCGAAATTGCTCTCGGCGATGACGCGATCGGCCTTGGTCGTGGTGAAGGCGTCGGCGACGATCCGCGCCCAGATTTCCGGGCGTTCCTGACAGGTGAGATCGGCGAGGACCACGAACTCCCGCCCCCATTCGCGCGCGGCCTGCGGCTTGAGCCTGCCCGCTGCGACGATGCCGATCCAGTCGCCGCGCTCGCCATCGGAGCCGCTCGGGTCGACGCCGACGACGATGCGCTCGAAAGCGTCCAGCGGCGGCGGGCGCATTCCGGGGAACGCGCGCGCGGGTCGTGTCGCCTCGATCATGTCCCGCGTCCAGAGCGCGCCCGGCACGTCGTCGAGGATCTCGCCTTCGAGCTCCTGGCGGCCCAGCCGCGTGCCCTCATAGCGCTTGTAGAGGTCCTCCACCGCGGAGCGCGCAAGGTTCTCCACGTTGTCGCGGGTGGAGCCGCGCGTCACCGCGTTGCGCGGATCGGCGGCGAGGCGGCGGATGATCGGCAGCGGGCGCGGCGTCGTCATCGCGGCGACCTGCGGATTGTCGCCGAGGCGAAGCCCGAGAAGCAGGTTCGACCATGTGTCTTCGACGTATTGCCAGGCCGCCAGCTCATCGGCGAGCGCGGCGGCGCACTGCGGCCCGCGAAGCTGGTCCGGTTCGTCGGCGCTGAAGGTCAGGGCATAGACGCCGTTCGGCCATGTGATCCGGCGCTTCGACGGCTCGTAGCGCGGCCGGAACCACGGCGGCGAGATCGCCATCACGCCCGCCGGGCCTTCGATGAGCACGTCGCGCACGTCGGCGGCGGTGCGGCCCACGAGATGCAGCGGTCCGACGCCCGCTTCTGCCCGCGCGCGCAGCCATTCGACGCCCGTGCGTGTCTTGCCGAAGCCCCGGCCCGCAAGCAGCAGCCAGACGCGCCACGCCCATGCCGGCGCAAGCTGGTTCTCGCGCGCGTGGAACGCATCCCATGCATAGAGCGCAACGGCGGCTTCGTCCTCGGTCAGCGCGCCCGCTTCAGCCGCCGCCCTCAGGTTCGCGCGACGCTGGTCCCGCGGCAGTCCCGCCGCCCAGCTTCGCAAGGAGGCTGTCAGTTGCGCCGGTGACATCGAGGCCGATGGCGCCGCTGTGCTGGACCTTCTCGCCGAACTCATCGCGCAGCATCTTCGACAAAAGCCATTTGCGGGCGTCCACCTTCAGCGCCGAACGCTGCACGGCTTCGCGGTTGAACGCGACCCCGCGCTCGGTCTCCACGAAGTCGTCGGCCTTGAAGTCGGCGATCTCGATGATCTCATCGGCCAGGCCGTGGGCGCGGATTTTCCGCGCGCGCATGTAGCGTTCGGCAATGCCGTCGATGTCATCCACCACCCAGCCGCAGAACGTGCCGGGGGGCACGCCATGGCTTGCGCAGGCGTGGCGCAGCGAGTGTTCGCCTTCGGCGATGTCGAGAAGGATCGCGTCGGCGACCTTGCGCGCGTAGGTGCGCGGGCGCCCGGCGCGCCGCGGCGAGACGCTCACCGCGTCCGCTCCCGGTCGAGCAGGCTCACCACGCGGTCGACGCCTTTTTCGATGTTCTCGGTGCGGGTGTCGAGCTTGGCGAGCTGGGTGTTCATGGCGGCGAAGTCGGCTTCGAGCTGGTCGACGGCGCGCTCGACCTTCGGCACGCGGCCCTTGTGTTCGTGGTCGAGGCCGTCGAGGCGGTGATCGATGCGCGCGGCCCACAAAACGACGGCGACAAGGCCGGCGGCGAGCACGCCCCAGGGGCCGGCGGCGAGAAGCACGTCGAGTAGTGCGGTCATGCCGCCAGTGTGGCGGCGTTCTCCTGCGTGCGGACAACAGGCGCCGGCGCGGTCACGAACACGCTGGCGCGCCAGCCGACTTTGCCGGCGCGGGCGGTTCGGGCGCGCAGCGGGAAGACCTGTGCGGTGGCGGTGCGCGCGGTGAGTCCAAGGCTGCGGGCGACGGCGCCCAGCGCGGAGACGGCCTCTTCGAGGTGCTCGCGCGCGCCGTGATAGCCGAGATCCACGCGCAGGCGGTCGTCGGCGGTTTCGACGGCGACGGTGGACGGGGCGTCGAGGGCGTCAAGGGCTTCCGGCGCGCCGATGGCGCGAGCGATGCGGGCGTCGGCGCAGATCGCGGCGAGGAGCCGTTCGGCGGGGGTCGGTTCGCGGGTCGGTGCGGGGGCGCCGGCGAACGCGGCGACGCAGGCCGCGCGGGCCTCGACGAACGAGAACACGCGGGGCTTCCAGATCGCGTCGGCGGGCGGCGGGGCGGGTTTGGTTTTCGGAGGCCGCGGCGGGGCGGCGGGAACGAAGGCGGGCGGCGGGCCCCCGTCGATGCGCCAGACCGCCCAGGCGAAGAGCGGGAGCTTGTCAAGCTGCGCGACGATCTGCTGGCGGTCCATGGACTAAAGCCCCTGCCTGAAGACCGTTGCGATTGGGTTCACGGGGCTCGCCCGCCCGCCTCGGCGAGCGCCTTGTAGAGCGTGGAGCGCGAGACCCCGATCTCCTTGGCGATGGCGCCCATGCTTATCTGCCCGGCGGCGATGAGGTCGCGCGCGCGGGCAAGCTTGTCGGGCGTGGTGACCGGCCGGCGCCCGCCCTTCACGCCGCGCGCCTTCGACGCCGCGATGCCGGCATTGGTGCGCTCAATGATGAGCTTGCGCTCGAACTCGGCGAGCGCGCCCATGATCTGGAAGATCAGGTTCCCGCCGGCGCTCGACGTGTCGATGGACTCTTGGAGGCTGGCGAAATGGACGCCGCGCTCCTTCAGCCGGTCCACGGTCTCGATGAGGTGCTTCAAGCTCCGGCCCAGCCGGTCGAGACGCCAAACGACGAGCGTGTCGCCGGGCTTGATGACCCGAAGGATGCGGTTCAGGCCGGGCCGTTCAAAGCGCGACCCCGACTGTCCCTTGTCGGTGACGATCTCGTCGCAGCCCGCCAGTTCAAGCGCGCGGACCTGCAGGTCGAGGTTCTGATCCTCGGTCGAAACGCGGGCATATCCTAACTTCGGCATTAACCCCGGACCCCCCGTGAGGCGTTCACGGTGTTTTCCATGGCGCGCAACGGCGATAGATTTTCGGACTGTGTATTCGGACCCTCGCTTTCCGCGCCGAATTTACCAGTCCGGCAAACGGGCGTTTGATGGACGTTAAGGGTCCACATGTGCGGGTACTTCCGGGCGTGGCGGCGGACCCATCCGCGCCGCTCCCACGCCAGCAGGATGTGGTAGGCGACACCCGCCGCCGCGCCGCACTGGCGGTCGAGTTCGTGCGCCGTCGCCGGGCCCATCATCAGCCGCGCGAGCATCGCCAGACGCACCGGCCAATTGAGCGGCGGGCCGGCCATCAGGGGCGAAGCGCCGCGTCGGAGCGCAGCGTCACGCCGATCAGCGACGCGCGGATGATGCCCTCCAGGATGCGCCGCCGCTTGGCTGTCGCCACCCGCTCGGCCCGCTCGTCGGGCGTCAGCGCGGCCCATCGCGCGAGGCGCTGTTCGGCGCGGGTGTCGTCGGGATGGGGTGCGGTGTGGCGGGACATGGGTGGCTCCGGGTGTCGTCGGGTAGGTCAGGGCGCGGCAGACCGCGCAAGTTCGCGCGCGGGGTTTTCCGGGCGCTCCGTTTCCAGGGCCTCCAGCATCTGGCGCCGGCGCCACGTCAGGCGGTCGAGCCGCGCCTTGATTTCCGACCACGTCGGCCAGAAGCGCTCGGTGTCCGGCCAGCGGTTCAGCACCGCCAGCGCAATGTCGGCCGGGTAGCGCCGCAGCTTGGCGACGTACGCCTCAAGCTGGAGGTCGGCGGCCTCGTCGTCACCGCCGCGCCCGCGCGCCACGAGCTGCGACACGACCGCAAGCGTGCGCTCGATCTCGGCTTCGGAGGCGGGCTCCATCGCGCCTTGCAGCCAGCGCCACGCGGCTTCGATGTCATGCGTCGAAGATGATTTCAGGCGGACCACCCGCATCGCCGGCTCCCCCGTCTGCCGCAGCCCTTTCTCGACGAGCCTGACGCCGAAGCGCTGCGCCAACGAGTCCTCCAGCGCGAGGTCGATCTCGAACGGCGTTACGCCGGACGCGCGGAGCGCCGCCGCGGTCAGCTTGGCCGGCAGGGACGGGATGGTCGGGACGAGGTTCGGCATCGGCGGTCTCACGGGTTGCGCGGGCTTCCGCCCACGCGGCTTCGAAATAGGCGAACGAGGCGATCGGACTGGCGCGGGCGCGGGCCGTTCGCCGGGCGATGACAGGCAGGATGTCCGCGTCGAGGTCGCAGCCGGCGCGCAGCGCGGCGACGATCCGGTCGGCGGTGGCGGCGAGTGCGTCGCGGTTCTTCGACAGCCCCGGTCCGGCGACAGCCAGGCACCGCTCAATCAGGAACCGGGGATCGTGGGGGTCGCGCGCATCGCGCGCGCTAGCAGCAGCAGTAGTCTGGCTATGGACTATGGCTTCTGGCTTGTGTGCGTTTGCTTCGCCACAATCGTTGTTTTTCAATGGCTTGGCGGTGACGATCTCCGAGACTTCTCGCCGATCTTCGGGAGAAGTCTCGCAGAAGTCCCGGCGATCTTCGGCCGAAGTCGCGGCGATGGTCGCGCGACGGGCCTCGCCGGACGCCTTTCCGCCCGCCGCTCCGGCCTCTGAACGAACGGCGGACACCCCCGATCTTTCGGCGATCTGCCTGTCGGCGCGCCGGTTGAAAAGGACGCCGTCGTCCAGGTGCAGCTTGCCGAGATCAAGCAGGCGCTGGCGCACCCGGCGCCATGTGCGGACGTCAAACCCGGACCGCGCGGCAATCATCGCCTCGTCATCGGGAAGCGACCCGTCGTTGTCATAGATCAGCGTCAGCGCGACGATGTAGACGCCGATCTCATCGGGCTTCATGCCCTTCACGCCATCGCGGAAATTGGCCCCGAAGAATTTGAAGTACGGGTTTCGGCTCATCGCCCGCGCCCCTTTCCACCCCGGCGCCGGTAGGCGAACGCCGCGTCGCGCACCTCCTGCGCGGTCGGCAGGGCCTGGAACGTCAGCGGGCACAGTACCGTCACGATCTGGCCGGAGCGCGGATCGAACACGACCGGCACGTCGAAATTGATCCGCTCGAAATGCACGAGCCAGCGTTCCGCGCCGTCGCGGGCGGGGCCCAGATAGCGGGCCTCGTTGCGGCGGATCGCGGCGACCAGCGCGCGGATCTCGCCCATCGACACGGCGACGCCGTAGCGCTGCTTGATGCGGTCAATGGCGTGGTAGGTCATGCCCCCACCCCGTCGACGGCTTCCCGGCAGTGCATCAGGCGGGTGAGGTAGGCGTGTCCGAGTTCGTGGCCCCGGCGCAGGAGGTCGGCGAGCCACTCCATCTGCGCATCGAATTCCGGGCTCGCCTCGCAGGTCTCGGAAACCCACGCGATGGCGTGCTCGACGCTGGAGCGGTGGCGGCCCAGGAACGCCTGCCCGATGGTGTCGTACGTTTCCTCAGGCCAGACCACCTGCACGAGGTACATGGCCACATGGCGGGCGAACGCCTCCTCGGCGTCGCCGCGGGTCACGCGGAACAGCGTCGCGGGCTCCATGTGGAAGACCCACGCGACGAGCCCGGCGGCGCGGGCCGCGCGTTCGCGCAAGAAATCGTATTCGGCCTGGTTCATGGCTGCGGCGCCTTCGCCACGCGCCGCGCCGGGCGCCTTTCGGCGCCGTTCTGGACGGCGATGCGCATCACGCTGGTGCGCTCGATCCCGAATCGCTCGGCAATGGCTTCGATCTTCTCGCCCGCCACATAGGCGGCGGTGAGGTCGCGGCGCTGGGCGGTGGAGAGGAAGCGCCGCATCAGCCGAGCCCCGCCACGGTGCGGGCGACGCCGTTCGCGGCCTCGAACCCTTTGGAGGTCAGCACGACCCGGCCCATGTCGCCATCCTCGGCGACGGTCGCCAGACCCTGCCGGGTCAGCGCCGGCAGGTGCTCGCGCGCGAACGCCGGAACCTCGCGCCCGTCGCGCAAAGCCAGAAGCGCGGCTTCCTCGCCGCGGTTGAACGTCAAGCCCATGTGATCAGCCCTTGAAACCGGTTGATCCGGTCTGCCCTTGAGGAACCCCGCCGCGCCCGGCGCGTTACGAGGTGTCGGCCATCAACTCGGCCAGGACGAAGAGCCCGCCCCGCTGCCGGGTTGGCCCGAGGCGGCGAACGATTCCATGCTTCTTGAGGCCCCGCAGGCAGTTCGCCACCGCGACCAGATCGGCGCCGGTGAGGGTCGCGAGCGTGCGTTCCGAGGCCGGGCCGCCGCGCAGGGCGGCGAGCACCTGCGTCTGCACGCTCGGGCGCGTGTAGCGGCGGGCCTCGGGGTCCTTCATGCGGCGGGCTCGGGATCTCGCGCCGCACGCAGATCAACGCACCGCACGGCGCCTTTGGTCAGGGCTTCAATCTCCAGTGCTGTATCAAGGGAGCAGCCGGAGCCGGTCTCGATTTCGGAAAGGCGGCTCTTGGACAGGCCAAGCAAGGCCCCCAGCGCCTCAAGGGTGAGGCCCTGCTCCGTTCGCCAGCGGCGAAGGGCGGACGCACGGGGGTCGGCGGCGGTCTCGTGACTCATCGCGCCGGAGGTTCGCAAGTTCCGAACTTTCGGTCAACTGTATTGTTCGGGGTTTCTGGAACGACAGGGGGTTCGGTTGGGCCGAACATGAGCAAATGCCTATCCGAACCCGCCAGAAGTGGTTCCTGCGCCAGTGGCGTAAGCACCGGGGCCTGTCGCAGGAACGCCTTGCCGAACGCATCGGCACGACCAAGAGCAGGATCAGCGAGCTTGAGACCGGCCGCGAACGCTATAACCAGGACGTACTGGAGATGCTGGCCGACGCGCTGGAGTGCGAACCTGGCGACTTGCTGATGCGCGACCCCGCGCACGATCCGTCGTGCGGCATCTTCGAGACGCTGCGCCGCATCCCGGAGCCGGACTTGCCGCGGGTGCAGAAGGTGATCGAAGCCATGGCCCCGCCGCCTCCCTTAGCGCCGGCCAAGGCGAAACAGGAGCAACCGCCGGGCGAGCGGCGACAACGCAAGCAGGGCTAGACGGAGGACCACATGGGACGCGCGATGGTGGCGGGAATTGCGTTGGCGGCGGCGCTCGTATCGGCCGATCTGGAGCGCCCGGCGTTGATCGCCGAGGCTTCGGCGCAGGCGGGCTGGCGACACCTCGCCAACGCGGACGTGCAAACCTGGCAGCGCGCCGCACGCAGCTATCGCCGCTTGCAGGCTACGCAATGGGTGATCCGCGCGCTCGCAACGAAGTTCCCATCGGAGACCGAGGCGGGATGGTTCCGCCGCGGCGACCAGCTCGAACAATGCATCTCGAAGGCGGCGCCGGCGATGCAGCCGCGCGAACCGATCATCAACGCCGCGGCCGCCTGCCTCGCCTTGGGCGTTGGGCAATAACGCCTAGGTCCGCGCGCACCATTGCGGCCTCGGCGCCGGCGGCTTCCATCGCCGCGCCAGACCCTCGCGCACGAGCCGTTCGCCGAGATCTTCGCCGTCGATGCGCACGCGCGCCAGCGTGCGGCCATAGCGATCAAGGCGCGATCCTTCCGCCGTGATCGATCCCGCGCGCGCAACCCACCGTTCGACGGCCCGTTTGGCCGCAAGCCCCGCCGCGCGCTCGTCCACGCATTTGGCGCCGTGGATCTCGGGCGCGTCCACATCAAGCACCCGGTAGCGCACGCCGCCCGCCTCAAGCGTGTCGCCGTCGATGACGCGCGGCGCGACCAGCGCCACAACAAGCGCCAACATCAGGGCATGAGAAACGGCGGCGCGCACGCGAGAACCCTATACGCCCGCCGCCAGACGTTCAAATAGTTCGCCATCTCCGAACTTTGCGCTTGACGCTTTGTTCGGAATATCCGAACGTCCTCTTAACGACGCGACTCACCGCGCCGGCTGGAGGGCAAGCACCATGACACTCGAAGAAGCCATCGCGATCACGCGGCCACATGAGCCGGTGGCGCTGCTGATCGCCGACGCGGCCGACTGGCCGGAGGCGCTCAAGGCGGCGCTGCAGGTGTCGATCCGGCGCATGGCGACGATGACCACGGCCGAGAAGATCGCCCACCTGCGCCTCTTCGCGCGGAACCTGAACGCCCGCTTCGAGGCCGCCGACGCGGGCGACGAAGCCGCGCTCGCTGCGATGAAGCGCGACGGCGTCAGCGCCTTCGCCCTCGCCATCGCCGCCGACTGCGCGGAACGCGCCGCAATCGAACTGGAGGAGCAGCGCTGATGAACCTCCACCCCGCCCGCCTCTCGCTCGCGCGCCTCGGCGACGCCGGGCGCCAGGTTCGCGACGAACTCACCCGCATCGAGGCCGGCCAGACCGTCGACCTCGCCCGCGCACAGACGCTCGGCGACGATCTGGTCGAGCACGCGATCCAGACCCGCAACGCTTTGCGCGACGCCGCGCGCATGAGCCGCCAGCAAGGAGCCGCACGCTGATGCCGATCACGATTCCCCTGCCGCACATCATCGACGCCACCGACCTTGCCGGCGTGCTTGCGGGCTTCACCGAAAGCGAGGTGCGCCGGTTCGCGCGCGAGCTCGACGCCGCGCTGCGCGACGAGGACGAGGCGACCGCCGACGTGTTCGCCGACGAGATGGCCGCGATCTTTGCGAGCGAGGCCACGCCGTGAACGCCGCCCGCAACGCACAGGTCGCGCTCGAAGAAGCCGGCCGCCTGATCGCCATCGCCCAGCGCGCCATGCGCCGGATCGACGACACGGAAGCCGCCGACCTCGCCGACGCGCTCACCGACCGGCGCGAGAGCGTCGCCGCCATCGCCCGCCGGATGCGGCGGATCAAGAAGGGGAAGGCGTGATGGTTGCGCTTGAGGCCGAACCCGCCGCGCCGCTCATCGCCGCGCCCGGTCGCTACCGGATCGCCATGGACCGCTACCACGCGCAATGCTGCGACGGCCCCAGCGTGTCCGGCTCCACGATCTGGGAGTTTCACCACCGGAGCCCCGCGCATTGCTTTGCGTCGTGGTCCGGCAACCCCGACCGCGAGACCAAGGATAGCGCAGCCTTCGTGATCGGCCGCGCCGCGCATTTGTTCGCGCTGAACGACGGCAGCTTCGACGCGAGCTTCGCGGTCCTACCCTTCCCCGACCGGCGCACGAAGGAGGCGCGCGACTGGTGCGCGGCCCAGGAACTCGCGGGCCGCAGCGTGCTCACCGCCGCCGAGGCGGAGACCGTCTCGCAGATGGCCGCAGCGTTGCTCGCAAGCCCGCTCGTGCGCGCCGCCTTCAAGGATGGCGAGGGCGAGTTGTCCTACATCTGGAAGGACGCCGCGACGGGGATCTGGCTCAAGGCCCGACCCGACTGGACGAGCCCGGCGCCGCGCCCGGTGTACGACCTCAAGTTCCACGCGGACGGCTCGCCCGACGCCTTCAACCGCGACGCCTTCAAGTTCGGCTACCACGTCAAGGCGGCGCTCGCGCTCGACGGCATCGCCGCCGTGATGGGCGAGCGGCGCGCGGCCTACAGCTTCATCGTCTGCGAGAAGGCGGCGCCCTTCGTGACGCAGCTCTACGCGATCGAGGCCGCCGACCTTGACTATGGGCGCGCCATCATCCGCCGCACGCTCGACCGCATGGCGCGCTGCATCGAGACGGGCCGCTGGCCCGGCTACGGCGACGACGTGCTCCCCCTTCTCCGGCCCCGCTGGCTCGACGCCGAGGCCGAGGCCCTTTGCGATCAGGAGTTAGACCATGGCTGACGGAACCAACGTCCCGGCGCGCGCGCCGATCCAGGCGGGCGGACGCCTTGCGCCCATCGTGCCGCACTCGTTCGAGGAGGCGTTCCGGCTGGCGTCGGCGCTGGCCGCATCGGGCCTGACGCCGAAGGACATCAACACGCCCGAGAAGTGCCTCGTCGTCATCATGGCCGGGGCGGAGATCGGCATGGCGCCGTTTCAGGCGCTGCAATCGTTCGCGGTGGTGAACGGGCGCCCGACGCTCTGGGGCGACGGGATGCTGGCGCTGGTCCGGGCGCGCGGCTTCACGGTGCAGGAGCGGCTATCGGGCTCCGTCGATGACGGCTCGGCGGTGGCGTCGTGCGTCGTCATCCGCGCGGACACAGGCGAAGAGATTGAACGGCGCTTCTCCGTCGCCGACGCCAAGCGCTCCGGGCTCTGGGGCAAGTCGGGGCCGTGGCAGCAATATCCCCAGCGCATGTTGCAGATGCGCGCGCGGGCGTGGGCCCTGCGCGACGGCGCGGCGGACGTGCTGCGCGGGATCGGCATGGCCGAGGAAGAACGCGACGTGGCGCGCGACATGAGCGCGACGCTGGCCGTCCGCGCCGACGTGGCGCCGGTGGCGCAGATCGAACACAAACCAGATGCCGGCGATGCGGCGACATGGGCTGATGACCCGTCGCGCGTCTCCTCCGATCCGAGTGCGGCGGGCGCCGCATCGCCGGCAGCCCTAGACCCGACGGTGACGCTCGGGTCGGAGATCGCGGGGCCGGAAGCCGCCGCGACATGGGCTGCCCTCTATCGCCAGATGCTGGCGCTGCAGCGGACGAAGAAGGCCGCGGCGCGCCTGCACCGGAGCGTCGTGGACAGCGGCCAGTGGGCCGCCATCGAGACGCACGCGCCCGAGGTCTATGACGAGCTCGTCGCGCTGCAGGCCCGCACCGAGGGTGCGCTGCCATGAGCCTCGCCCAAGTCGCGCCGATGCGCGCGATCCTCTCGCGGGTCCACGGGATCGCGACGGACGCCGATATGCTGGCGTCGATGGTCTATGACGCGCTGCTCGACGCTGCCGACCAGACCGAGCGCCTTGACCTGAAGATCATCGCGGCGCGGGACGAACTTAAGCGCATCGACGCTCTTCTTGGCGCGGCGGCGGAAGCGAACTCGCCCAGCGAGGCCATGCGCCAGGTCGCCGACGAGATGCGCGAGCGCCTCGGCGCGCTGATCGGGGCCATCATAATCGAGACCGCGACCGTGTCGGAACGGAGGCGCACGCCATGAGCCAGAACGAAGCCTTCGACCCCTACTCCCTGCGCCCTGACCCGACGCAGCCCGCATCGCTGACGCAGTCGGCGCGGGAACGGCTGGTGCAGCTCGTCGCCCGGATCGAGAAGCTCGAAACCGAGAAGGCCGGGGTCGCCGCCGACATCAAGGAAGTTTACGCCGACGCGAAGTCGACCGGCTTCGACACCAAGGCGCTGCGCAAGGTCATTGCGATCCGCAAGCTGGACCGCGCGACGCGCGAGGAACTCGACATGATCGTGGACCTCTACCTCCACGCGACGGGGGACGTGTGATGACCCTCTGGCTCGACGCGCATCAAGACATCGTCGCCGGCGCCGTGGCGCTCGTGGTGCTGATCCTCGCCGCGCTGACGGTGCTTGTGGCTGCGGGCAGCGTGTTCGGAGGCGACTATGAAAGATGACCCCACGCGCTTCATGCGCGGCGACCACCTGGACCCGTCGAACGCGATGCGCGCTGCGGAGAGGCACTTGGAGGCAGTGACGATGAGCGAGACGAAGTTTACGCCGGGGCCGTGGCGCGTGCGGGCACATACATCACAGCCCAATGATCGTGTTGTCGTTGACACCTTTGGAGGGTCTGTGGCGTGCGTTTACCGCGACATGGGCGAGAACGAACCGCCGCGCGAAGCCAACGCCCACCTGATCGCAGCGGCGCCGGACCTGTACGCGGCGCTGGAGGCGCTACACCGCGCGACCGCCATTCTTCCCGCAAGCATGGATGAGCCGGGCAGCCCGCAGGCGCTTGCCCGCGCCGCCCTCGCCAAAGCACGCGGAGAGACGCCATGATTGACCTGAAAACCGCGCTGCGTGCGGCGGTGGAGGCGCTGCCGGGCGCGACGAAGGGGCCTTATGCGACGCACTTGGTCGATGACACGCTACTTGTGGGCGGCAACGGCATTGAAGTCGCAAGTGCCGTAGGCAGCTACGAAAACGACAGCGAAGCCTATCAAATG